GAGATATAAGAAAGAAATATAATAAATATATATATATATATATATAAAATATACTATTTTAAGTCTAATCAATGACTTACGAGCGTCCAATTCTTTCATGTCGAGGGGTATTATTTCGTAGAAAGAAATGGGGTAGCAGGTTTCGGGTTGCTCAAGCAGGTAGCGGCCTATATACTCAAGCACTAGGCAACGGGCTAACCATGGGAGCGCGTAAACGTGACGGAGAAGACGCAAGAGGCAACGAACAAGCAGGGGGGCTACCTAGGTAGCGGGTCAGTCGAGAAAGCCGCTCAGAGCGTCCTAGAGCGTCAAGATGAGAAAGCCGGTGTTATACATAACCACAACACCAGTTCGGCCATAGCCACTATAAAAGACAGTCGCAAGCATCCAGACGCGGCAGTTGCTCAGACAGTTGCTCAGATGGTGTTCGCAGGGATGACGCAAGACACGATAGCCAAAGTCCTAAAGATCGGCCTAGACACGCTCCACACGCACTACAAGCATGAGTTAGACACGGGACAGGCAAGCATGGTGACCGACATTGCCCAAAGTCTCGCGCAACGTGCAAAGGCGGGAAGTGATACCGCTGCGATCTTCTTGCTTAAGACACGGGGAGCCGGAAAGTTTACGGAGCGCAACGGGATAGAGCTAACGGGGAAAGACGGTGGAGCAATCGAGATCGCGCAACGTACGGAGATACTCCAGACTGTCAGCGGCTTACTGAATAAGGGGATCACGATAGACGGGGAAGCCGAGCCCCTAGACTGAGCGCAAAAAAAAAGGGGGAGAAAATCCCCCCCCTAGTGTTGAATTGTGGCGGCTTGTTAGGCGGCTTCGACTATTTCGGCAACGGTCGACCCTGCTCTAATTCTGTACCCTGTTTCGATTCTCTCAAGCCGAAATGTTTTCTTGTTTCTTCGATACCCTTTTAACAATTTAGCGATTTTTTCTCGCGTTTCTATTTCTTGAATCATTGGACTATCAACGAATCGGAAAATAAATTGCTTTTTCATGTTGTTTCCCCTTAGGCGGCTTCGGTAACGTCTTCGGCTTCGGCTTTCCCCGTGAGCATTTCGGCGGCTTCACGCGCTAGGCTTGCGGCTTTGAAAATGGCTTTCTTATCTTGCTTCAATACCGTGAGCCAGTTGTTAAGATACTGAGCGTGATCGACTCGCGGTTCGTTTGAAATACTGAGAGCAGCACAGCAAAAAGCCGCACCTAACTCTGCGACCAATTCTTCAAAGGCGTAGGCATTGCTTCCGAAATTGTTCAGAAGTTTGCGATTCTTGCGCGACTCATGGCCTGTCCAATGTACCAATTCATGCGCGAGTGTTGAGTAATAGCACTCCGTTGCGCTACTGGTTGCCGTTGCCGTGAATAGTTGTTTCTCCGGCATTTTGATAACGTCAAGCATAGGCGAGTAACAGGCTCGCGGCTCCATGGAGTGCCGGATATTCGCGCCAGTATTTCGCGCCCATGCTTCTACACGCTCGATAGTTTCAACATCGTTCTTATGATCGTCTTCGGTAACGTATCGGCAACGCTCCGCCAATGCTCCGTCAACTTGATCGGCATTAAAGACATTGAAGTATTTAAGCATCGGAAAAACAGACTTCTTGCCAGTTTGCTTATCTTCTTTCTCTAACTTAGTGAAGAAGACGACAATGCTGCTTTTCTGCCCTTTCTTAACTGAACATCCGGCGGCTTGCCATTGCTTGAATGACGCAAACGCGCAAGATTCGAACGGAGTGAAATTCAGAAGAAGACTATTCATTCCCCGATAGTTTTTTCCCGTTGTCGCGTTATATGGCCGGAGCGCGTTTCTCTTTTTGTTGAATGGGTTAGTCCAATTCTTGCCGGAAGTCTCCATCTGTTTGATGACTTGATCGGTTACGGACTGATAGAGATCGAATGTTGCCATTTGTGCTATTCCCTAGTTATTTGTTGATATTGATGACGCAAAGAATCCAGAGCGTTACGAAAAGAAAGCAATTTAGGCGAAAGAGAAAAACGTCCATTTTTTTGCTCATAAGAAAGTGATTAAGCCGGAAAAGAAAAGCGTTTGATTTTTTGCTCATGGTGCTATCCCTAGTTGGTTATTCGACGGGGATATAATGAGCGCAAGCCGTTTGTGTGTCAACATATATTTATCCCCCCATGATGCTATGTAATTCTGACTAGTATTTAGTTGCAGATAGTGGCGGCAAGATTGGTGCAAGAATGAGAACGGAAAGCAATGCGCGAATGATTCTCAAAAAGTCCCTGAGACTCCCTATCAACTGAAAATGAGAATCAGTCGCATGGGTGCTGGCATGGGGGAGCGCGAAAACGACACACGGGGGTACGGGTCCCATCTGCCCAAACAATCTCCCAACCCCACTCCAACTTTTACTTGCCCTACCCCCTTGCGCACGTTTACTCTAGGGTCCCATGCTATATACCGGAGCCGCCCCCCTACCCCGCCACACCTACTGCTACGTGCAGCCCGACACATTCGGCAACGAAGACTGGGTACGGGTAGCGTGGTTTGGATTGGTGAGTCATCCGGGCAGAACGTGGGGATGTCATGTGATGTTGGAATGTGGGGCGGTGTACCGGAACGTCCCGCTGCACAAGCTCGCGCACAAAATCACAGGGACCCCTTGGGACCCCGCCGACGCACAAACGTGGGATTGCTACGGGAACCAGTTCAGCGTGCTGGAGTATCCGTTTCTCGAAGGGACCCGAATGCGTACCCGGCTACGGTCTAAGCAGGAACACACCGGTAACTACTTGTTTACCGCGATCCCGATGATGGACGGATTCAGTCTAGAGCCGGAGCAGAGCAAGGAGTTCTACTTCATCAAACTGGACAACGGGCGTTATACAGCGCAACCTACGAACCACGTTTTGGTGCTAGATAAATCGTTCATCACCGAAGCCAACTGGCCGAAGTTGAAGCGTCAAACTGAGATTTGGAGTGTTGACAATGGCAACGAAGTCTAAAGTAAACGCAGCGGGTAACTACACGAAACCCGAGATGCGCAAGAAGTTGTTTAACGAGATTAAGGCATCCGCAACCCAAGGCACCGCAGCAGGCCAATGGTCAGCCCGTAAGGCGCAGCTCTTAGCCAAACGCTACAAAGAGAAGGGCGGCGGGTACAAGGACTAAGCCATGAAAGCACCTCAGAAATCTCTTAAGGATTGGACCGCGCAAGAATGGCGCACCAAGTCAGGCAAGCCGTCATCGCAAACTGGCGAGCGGTATTTACCTAAGGCAGCGATCAACGCGCTTTCTCCGCAGGAATATGCAGCCACCACTCGTGCTAAGCGTGAGGGCAAGGCGCAGGGTAAGCAGTTTGTAGCGCAGCCGAAGAAGATTGCGAAGAAGACCTCGCGATACCGGTAATCCATGTCGCAACAAGCGTCTGGGACCCCGCCCAAAGTTGATCTCAACGATCCGCTGATCAAGGAGCTGAATAAGCTACCGCTGCCGGATTTGTTGGCATACAAGAGCCGGTTGGAGTGGGCGAGTAAACGTCACAAACACCAAAAGCCGCCGAAGGGTGATTGGACTGTGTGGTTGATGCTCGCTGGTCGTGGCGCGGGTAAGACTCGTGCGGCAGCGGAGTGGGTGTGGTGGCAGGCGTACAAAGCGCCGGAAACGAGATGGCTGGTGTGCGCACCGACCTCGGCTGACATTCGCGACACTTGCTTTGAGGGTGATTCCGGTTTGATCTCGGTCATGCCAGAGAAAATCGTGGGCGAATACAACCGCTCGCTCTCGGAGATTATTTTAACCAATGGGTCCCTGATCAAAGGGATCAGCGCGGAGACTCCCGACCGGCTCCGTGGTGGTCAGTGGCATGGTGCGTGGACGGACGAGCTGGCTGCGTGGCAGTACGACCAAGAAGCGTGGGACATGATTATGTTTGCGCTACGTCTAGGGTCCCATCCACGAATCGTTGCCACCACCACTCCGAAGCCCAAGGCCATCATTCGGGATCTGGTGGAGCGTGACGGAGCCGATGTACACGTTACGAGGGCCTCGACTTACGAGAACATTGCGAATCTAGCGCCGACTTTCCAGCAACAGCTCTTGAAGTTTGAGGGCACGACGCTCGGACGGCAGGAAATTCACGCCGAAGTCTTAAATCCGGAAGAGCAGGGCATCATCAAGCGCCCTTGGGTTCAGCTCTGGCCAGCGAAAAAGCCCCTGCCCATACTGGAACACATCGTGATGAGCCTAGATACGGCCTTTACGGAGCAGACTCGCGACAAGAAAACCTCAGATTCCGACCCCAGTGCGTGTGTGGTACTCGGACTTTTCTACGAAAACGAGAAACCAAACATCATTTTGCTCGATTGTTGGGAAGATCGGCTTGGAATGCCCGATTTGATCCAGCGAGTGAAGCGAGAGATGGAGGTTTTCTACGGCGACGATGAGCAAAAGCCGATGATTAAGCCGAAATTTGGTCCCGGTCGCATGTTAAACACCGGAAGAAAGCCCGATACCATCGTAATCGAAGACAAAGGCAGCGGAATTTCGCTTCGGCAGATGCTGGCACGCGAGGGAATCATCGCTCACGCTTACAATCCGGGAAAAGCGAGCAAACTCACTCGATTGCACATGGTTTCGCACCTATTTGCGAGCGGAATGGTGTGGTTTGTGGAGTCTGATAAGCGAAAAGGTCAGATTCGCTCGTGGGCGGAGCCATTGTTGTATCAACTGTGCTCGTTTTCGGGTGAGGGAACCATCAAGCATGACGATTTGATGGACGCTTGCACCCAAGGTTTACGTTTCCTTGCCGATAAAGATATGATAAGCGTGAGTAAGCCTAAGCCGTTGCAGCCTAGGATGATTGTGAACGAGCGCCCAAGAGGTAATCCGTATGGCGTCTAAATATGGCAAGTTTGGATTCAAGCGTTTTTCCGAGGGTGGCCTTGGTTACGAGGAAGATCCGCCGGAGTTTCGCGCAGATCGTAAAGGCGAGGCAGCTCGCAAGTCTGTTATCAAGAAGTCCAACGAGATTAAGGCTGTTGAGAGCAAGAAAGAGAGTGCTCGCGGCCCGTCTACTCGTAAGAGCTTCGGCACTAAGTCTGAATCTCGTGTTTCCAGAAAAGAAACGGGACTTCCGAGTGATCGCGCTACTGGCTATCGCAGCCAAGTAGAAGAAACCGGCATGACTGCTGAAGAGCGCAAAAACTTGGTTAAGAGTGGCGCTTTGGCTGCGGCTTCGATGCTCCCGGCTGGTCGTGCTTTGAGGGCTGGTGATAAGGCGTATGATGCCGCCAAGGCCGCTAAGGCTGCGCAGAAAGCAGAAGATGCTGTTGTGGAAAAGGCTGCGCGTGGATTGTCGCGTCGTGATATGCCGAGCTACTCCGAAAGATACCGTGCCCGTAAGCGAGCCGAGGAGCAAAGGGCTGCTAAGCGTGAAGGCCGAGAGCCTAGAGACATTCCAGATTGGCGCGGCAATATAGACGTAGCAACTGGTAAGCCGGGGCCGGGACAAGGGTTTAGAGACAACGAAGTCTTTAAGAAAGGCGGCGCTGTGCGCAGTAAGAAGTCCAAGAGCTATTTTTCTAATTACTAATGGTGAGCGCCATGTCATCTGAGCCGAACGATCTGGACGAAGCCCAAGAAGACCTTGGTGAGATGTTTGAACTCCCTGAGGAGGTTTCGGACGTTGAAGACACCGAGGATGGTGGGGCGATTGTTCGCTTTGGCGAGGATGAGGAAGAGCCGTCGGGTGAAAGCGAGTTCTATGCGAACTTAGCGGAGAAGCTCCCTGAAGGCGTCATGGACGAGGTGGCTCAAGACTTCTTGGGTCTGATTGCGAAGGACAAAGAGGCGCGTAAGAAGCGCGATGAGCAGTACGAAGAGGGAATCCGACGCACAGGACTTGGTGACGATGCACCGGGCGGCGCTCAGTTTCAGGGCGCAAGTCGGGTCGTCCATCCCATGCTCACTGAAGTCTGCGTGGACTTCTCTGCCCGAGCTATTAAGGAGCTTTTCCCGCCCGAAGGACCCGCCAAGGACCACATCGTAGGCGACGAAACTGCCGATAAGGTAGCCAAAGCCAAGCGCAAGACGCGGTATCTGAACTGGCAGATGACCCAGCAGATGCCGGAGTTCCGTGCAGAGTTGGAGCAGTTGCTCACTCAGGTTCCGCTCGGTGGCGCTCAGTATCTCAAGCTTTCTTACGATCCGAACAAGAAGCGACCGGTGCCCCTCTTTATCGGCATCGACGATGTGTACCTGCCCTATGCGGCAACGAACTTCTACAGCGCGGAGCGCAAGACGCACGTTCAGTACGTGACGGAGATTGAGTATCTCCAGCGCGTGAAGTCGGAGATGTACCGGGATGTGGATCTCGCTCCGACGACGATGGAGCCGGATGTTTCGAAGGCTGAGAAAGCCAACAACAAGATCGAAGGCCGTGATGGCAGCGCGTATGACGTTGATGGTCTGCGCACGATCTTTGAGATTTACGCCATTGCTGACATCGAAGAGGAATATGGACTCGCGCCGTATATCTTCTCCATCGACAAAGTGACGGGCAAGGTCCTCGCGGTTTATCGCAACTGGGAAGAGGATGACGAGACGCTGCAAGAGATGCAGTGGATTGTGGAGTTCCCGTTCGTTCCGTGGCGTGGTGCGTATCCAATCGGCATCCCGCAGATGATCGGCGGTATCTCAGCAGCGGCGACGGGTGCATTACGCGCTTTGCTCGACTCTGCACATATTGCGAACTTCCCCGGCATGTTGAAGCTCAAGGGCGGTCGTGAGGGCGGACAGTCCGAGCGTATTGATCCGACGGAAGTCAAAGAGATTGAGGGTGGTGCATTCTCGGATGACATTCGCAAGATTGCGATGCCGTTGCCGTTTAATCAGCCCTCCCCGGTTCTGTATCAGCTCCTAGGATTCTTGGTTGAGTCGGGTAAGGGCGTTGTTCGCACTACATTAGAGGACATTGCCGACAATCAGGGCAATATGCCGGTTGGCACGCAGTTGGCGCGTATTGAGCAGGGCATGGTGGTGTTTAACGCCATTCACGCTCGCTTGCATGATGCGATGGGTCGCACGCTCAAAGTGTTGCACCGCATCAACGCGATGTATCTGGAGAACGACGAGGTTAAGGACGAGACGGGGCAGTTGCTCGTTCGCCGTTCTGACTTTGAAGGCCCGATGGATGTGGTGCCGGTTTCGGACCCGAACATCTTCTCTGAGGCCCAGCGTTTTGCTCAGGTTCAGGCGCTTTCTCAGCGTGCGATGGCGCTCCCTCAGGTCTACAACATCCGCAAGGTTGAAGAGCGCATTCTTCAGCAGCTACGGGTTCCGAACGCCAAGGAACTGCTCGTTGCAGCTCCCGAGCCGAAGGAGATGAATGCGATCAATGAGAACGTCGCAGCGACGTTGGGTCGTCCGATTTCGGCATTCCCAGAGCAGGACCATCTTGCTCACTTGCAAGTGCATTTGGACTATTTGACCAGTCCCATTTTGGGATCTTCAATGCTGATGGCTCCGACTTTTGTTCCGGGCATTTTGAATCACATCAAGGAGCACATTGCGCTGTGGTACGCGACTCATGTGTTTGAGGTTGCATCCAAAGCAGCGGGTCAAGACATCAGCGAGTTCCAGAAGATCCGAGACGTTGAGGTCAAGAAGAGCTTTGACCAGCTTCTGGCTGCGGCTTCTCAGAAGGTCGTTCCGGATGCGACTCAGGCGTTTGGCGCTATTCCGCAGATCGTGCAGCAGGCCATGGGTATGTTGCAGCAGCTCTCGGGTATGAACGCGCCGCAAGACCCGCGTATGGCAGCTCAGATGGCCGAGACGCAGCGTAAAGCTCAGGCCGATCAAGCCTCGTTGCAAGTCAAGCAGGCCGAGTTGCAGCTTGAACAGGCGAAGGCCCAACAGGCAGCGGCAGAAACCGCGCAGCGTCAGTCGGATAACCTCAAGCGCGAGATGATCAAGCAAGATCGCCTTGACAACCGTCAGGCTGCGGAGCTTGAAGTTAAGATGATAACGAACCGTGAAGACAACGATACGGCGAAGCAAATTGCCGCGATGGAAGCGATCACGGGCGAGAAGGTTGGTGTTTCAACAGGTACGGGTATCAATCCTTAAACGGGGTGAGTTATGGAAAAGCAATTCATCAAGCAGCACAAGTTGCTCGCGATGGGCGTGAAATTGGACGGTCAGAAGATGCCTTCTGGCGGAAAGATGGGAGCCGATACTGGCTCAAAGGGTGTTAAGGGCGACCCTAAGGCAACGCCTGCAATGATCTCAAAGGGTAAACAAAACGCATGATTGAACGCATCATTGACGAATTGGAGTTGGCCAAGGCTCGCGTTGCACACGACGCGATGAAGCGGCAACTGGAAGGTAAGGATGCTTCGTTTGAATATGGCAAGGCAGTGGGCACTTACGCCGGGTTGCAGGCCGCATTAACTTATATTGATCGTCTTCTCAAAGCCGACGAAGAAGACGGAGAGGAGTTCTAAATGTCAGCATTGGAAGAGGCTTTCCCTAGTGTAGAGCCGGGTTTGATTCCGTTTGGTTCGCGAGTCCTCGTGCAGATTCGCTCAGCAAAAAAGACTTCTGCTGGTGGCATTATTTTGCACACCGAAACTCGTGAGACTGAGATCTGGAATACCCAGATCGCAAAAGTTGTAAAGCTTGGGCCGTTGGCTTTCAAGAATCGCAACACGATGGAATCTTGGCCGGAAGGTAATTGGTGCAAGGACGGCGAGTTCGTCCGTGTACCGAAGTACGGCGGTGATCGTTGGAAGGTGCCGTTTGGCAAAGACGGGGAAGAAGAAGCCCTGTTTGTAATCTTTAACGATCTCGACATCGTGGGTGGTGTAGTGGGTGACCCGCTTGCCATCAAAGCGTTTATTTGAGGGCTAAATCATGGCTAAAGATAACGTGTTATCGGAAGACGATGACAAGGGAGTGGAAGAATATGTGGCAGTTGAAACTCCTGTGGATCAACCTGAAGTGGAAGGTGAAGAGCCTTCTGGGCAAGTTGCGCAAGGATCAGATGATAGTGACGCCGACTCCGACGACGACTATCAAGAAGACGCCCGACTCTCCGAAGAAGAGTCCGAAGAAGATGAAGGCAAAGGTTCGAAAAGGCAGCTAACGCCTGACGAGAAGCGTGCTCAGCGTCAGAACCGCAAGTTCCGAAGGCGAGCTGCTATTGAGCACAAAGAGCGCGAGCTGGCGTTCCTGCGTGCGGAGAATGAGGAGTTCAAGCGCCGCTTATCAAGCGTCGAAAAGCAGACCTCCCAGTTCAATATCAGTGCGGTTGACCAGAAGCTGAACGAGGCCATTAACGAAGCCCAGTTGGCTGAGCGCATCATGGCGAAGGCCATTGAGCAGGGTCAGGGCGAAGATGTCACCAAGGCACTTCAGATCCGTGATCAGGCTTTAGAGCGTGCGCGTCAACTGAAGGCGGTCAAGGAAGAGGCTGAGAAGCCCCGCCAACCGGCTAAGCCCCAGAAAGATCCCCGCGTGGCTGCGTATGCCCAAGAGTGGGTTCAGGCCAACAACTGGTACGACCCGTCCGGCAAGGATGAGGATTCGGCCATTGTGAAGGTCATCGACCAGCGTCTTGCCGCTGAGGGCTTTAACCCGGCTTCGGAAGATTACTGGATTGAGCTGGATAACCGCGTAGCAAAGCGTCTACCGCACCGATATGCAGAGGATACCCCGATGGAAAAAGCCAAACCGGCTGCGAAACGGGGCGGTCCCCCGGTGGGTGGTAAGCGCGAATATGCCGCGCCGTCTACCCGAAAAGAGGTTTATATCAGCCCTGAGCGCAAGCAGGCGCTCATAGATGCAGGCGTCTGGGATAACCCAGAGTTGCGTCAACGCTACATAAAGCGTTATGCTGAATATGATCGTAATTCTTCTTCTCGCTAAAAAAGGGAGCGAGTTATCATGAGCGATGAAAGACTGAAGAAAGTTCTTGGCGAAGGGCGGGAAAATCGGCTTGCGTATGATCGCGCAGCAACTGAGAACCGAGAGTTGTCAGACGATGCCCGAGTTGAGATGTTTCGACAGCAGTTTATTCAGGCCGCGTTGCCTGATCTGCCAAAGATTCCGGGTTACCACACTTGCTGGTTGACCACCACAAATCCGAGAGATTCGATTCAGGCTCGCATTCGGCTGGGTTATGAGCCGATTAAACCCGAAGAGGTTCCCGGTTGGGAATACTGTTCGATTAAGACTGGCGAATGGACAGGTTTTGTTGGGGTTAACGAGATGCTTGCGTTCAAGCTTCCTCTTTCGCTGTACAAAAAGTACATGCAGGCGGTGCACTTCGATGCCCCCAATGAGGAAGAAGAACGGCTGGTCGGCACGAATGAGCGTATGCGTGAGCAGGCTGAACGTGCTGGTTCAAGAGTGGACGAAGGTGATGGCATGTCGGCAATACGGGATTCCGCTAAGGTACGCGCACCAATAGAGTGGGCGTAATTAGTAATTACGTTTTGTGAGGATTTAAATTATGCCTTCGACCAGTGCAGCTTTTGGCCTGCGTCCGGCTTTTCATCCGTCGGGAGTTGTTCGTCCCGTCGCGATGACTATTGAGTCGGGCTACAACGCCAACATTCTCCAGTTCCAGCCAGTCCTGATTAGTGCCACGGGCAACATTCAGGCTGCTGGTGCCAGTACCCCGTTCGTGGGTTCGTTCATGGGTGTCGAGTTCACCGATACCGATGGTCGCCGCCGCGTTAGCAACAAGTGGACCGCTGGCACTTCTGCCACGGACATCATTGCTTATGTGACGACCGATCCGGCTATCGTCTACGAGATCCAATCGGATGCGACCTTGACGATTGCGGATATTGGTTCCCAGATGGACTTTGACAGTGTGACCGCTGGTAGCACGACGACTGGCCTCTCTGCGGCTATGTTGGACGTTGCTTCCAAGACCACTTCGGGAAGCGCTCTTTGCCGTGTTGTTAACCTCCAGCCGGATGTCAACAACAACTGGGAAGACGCTTATGTCGTTGTTCAAGTCCAGATCAGCGAGCACCAGTTTGTCGCTGACCGCGTAGCCATTTAAGGAGGACTAGAACATGGCAGTCCCAATGCGTAGTACTGACTTTCGTTCCATCGTCGAGCCTATTCTTAACGAGGCTTTCGATGGCGTTTATGACCAGCGTGCTGACGAGTGGAAGCAAGTCTTCGTCCAGCAGCAGGGCATTCCCCGCAACTACCACGAAGAGCCGGTTCTGTACGGATTCGGCGCTGCTCCGGAACTTCCGGACGGCACCGCTGTCACGTATGACGCTGGCGGCGTGCTCTTCTTGCAGCGTTACGTCTACAAGGTCTACGGCCTTGCGTTCGCGCTCACGAAGGTGCTCGTGGAAGATGGTGACCACATCCGTATCGGCCAGACCTATGCCAAGCACTTGGCGCAGTCGCTGATCGAAACGAAGGAAACCCTCTGCGCTAACGTGTTGAACCGCGCCTTCACGCCCGGCTTCAACGGTGGCGACGGCGTGACGCTGGTGAATACGGCTCACCCGATTGCTCAGGGTACGTTCAGCAACCAGCTGACGACTCCGGCAAACCTGTCGCAGACCTCACTTGAGCAGATCCTCATTCAGATCCGCAACGCTGTTGACAACAACGGCAAGCGCATCCGTTTGAACCCGGAGAAGCTCGTTGTGTCGCCGTCGAACGTGTTCCAAGCGGAAGTGCTCCTCAAGAGCGTTCTCCGTACCGGCACGGCTGACAACGACATCAACCCGGTGAAGTCGATGGGCCTCCTCGCTGGCGGTCAGGCTAACCTGTCGCGTTTGACTTCAACCACTGCCTGGTGGGTGAAGACGGATGCTCCGGAAGGCTTGAAGTTGATGATGCGTCGCGGTCTTGAGAAGTCTATGGAAGGCGACTTCGAGACTGATTCAACTCGCTTTAAATCGACAGAGCGTTACGCAGTTGGGTTCACGGACCCGCGCACTGTGTACGGCACGGCTGGCGTTTAAGTCCTTGATTTGTAAGGGATTTTTTCTCTAGACAAATCCTTGCCCGGCTCTGTATGATGGTTGCCTACTTTGAAACAGGTAATCATTATGCAGCAGCCGGGCAAGTTTTATGTGTATGTTTATCTTGATCCCCGTCCGGGGAAAGGGCTTCAGCCCATCTACGTCGGCAAAGGCACCGTAGATTTAGACCGCGCCAGTTATCACTGGGAACGTCGGTGCGTTAATCCTTTTTTGCAGAGCGTGCTGGATAAAATCCGGGTGGCCGGTCTTGTTCCGCAGATCACTATTGCCGCGTACATGGAGGACGAAGAAGATGCGTTCGCTATGGAGCGCGACTTAATTGCCCAATACGGGCGGCGAGATTTGCGTACTGGGTCTCTTTGCAATTTAACCGAAGGTGGCCAAGGCACTGCTGGCCTAAAGTACAGCGAAGAAAGGCTACGTAAAAAGCGCGAGCAATGCTCTACTCCAGAATGGAAAGCTTTAATGTCAAAGCTAGCCTCAGAAAACTGGACATCTACTGAGTACAGAGAAAAAACTCTTAATGCCAGAAGAGTCTATGAACAAGACCCCGCCTACCGCGCTCGTCTCCGCGAAGCCATCCTGAAGAGCCGCACCGAGCAAGTTCGCAACAAGATCAGCGTAGCCATGCGCACCAACTGGGAGTCCGAGGAGTACCGGACTAAGCAGGCAACGTCACGAGCAGAAGCGCACGCACGACCTGAGGAGAAAGTCCGTAAGAGCAAAGCCTCGAAAAAGGTGTGGACAGAGCATGGCGATAAGATTAGATTAGCGATTAAGACCGCGAAATCGACTCCGGAGCGAAAGGCCGAGGCTTCTAGAAAGTCAAGGCAGTATTACGAGAGTGAAGAAGCTCGTAAGAAAGCAGGGGAGTATTCGAAGGCGTACAACACGCCAGAGGTTCGCGCAGCGAAGGCAGAATTGTTGAAGCAGCGTTGGGCCGACCCCGAGTTCAGAGCAAAGATGCTGGCAAACCGGAAACCCAAGGCTGCAAAGGGTGTTTAGTTCTAGGTGTAACCAGCTCATCTGACCGGCCTAGCGGACGATGCACAGACAGATGAGCGACTCGTGCATGAGGATATTTCAATGGGATCGACGACATTTTCTGGGCCGGTTAACTCGCTGAATGGGTTCTCTGGCACCATCCTTTCTAACTCGGCCAACATCACCAATCTTGTTTGCAGCACGCTGACGATTGGTTCGACTCAGCTCACCAACGGTTCTGTGTCTGGCACGGTCGCCACTCAGGCGGGTCGCATTCCCGTTCTCGTTGGAAGCACCACGCTCTACATCGCTCTGTACAGCAGCCTGACGCCGTAATGACGAGGGGGCTTCGGCCCCCTTTTCTCAATGTGATTGTGAGGGAAAGCAACCATGCGTCCTATTAGTTTTACAAGATCACAACCGGCGGCAGATGCGGACAGTATCGTTTCAGCCCAGTCGCTGAGCGTATCTGGCGCGATTACGTTGGATGGAGTGTTGGTATCGAACGGCGTAGCCGTGTTGACGGTACCGGCTGTCTTGACAGCAACTAATGCAGCCTCTTCTACCATCAACTTTGTGGTGACCGGTACGGGTCCTGCGGGGCAGTCTCAGGTTGAGACACTGGCTCTGACGGCTTCGGGTACGGTGACGGGTTCGCTGTCGTTTGCGACGGTGACCGGCATTACGTCAAGCGCAGCAGCGGCATCTACCATCAGCATCGGCAACGGTGTGTCTGGGTATACGTCGTGGATTCCGCTCGACATCTACACGCCGAACCAAGTGACCAACATCTCTGGCAAGACCAGCGGTACGGTCAACTACTCGGTTGAGTACACGAACGAAGATCCGTTTGATCTTAGCATCCAGCAGTTAGCGGTTCCGCACCCAAATGCGAGCCTGACAGCAGCGAGCGGCGATGAGACGCAGTTCACGACCACGTTGATGCGAGCGGTTCGCTTGAAGATTAATTCGGGCGGTGGTTCGGTTCGCTTCACGATCGTCCAGCAATCGACGGCTTGATAAATGGCTAACATCAAGATCACCGATCTTACGGCGGCGACTGCGCTTGGCGGGACTGAGCTGTTTGAAGCGGTTCAGTCTTCCTCGTCAGTCAAGGCATCGGCTCAGCAAATCAAAACGTATGTTGGGAGTTCTCTTAACATCACGGGCGGTGTGCTGGGATCGGTCACGATCACCAATGGCGTAGGTAGCTTTAGCTCGCTTTCGGTAACGGCGGGAACAATCCCGTTTAACACCATTACGAATCGCGCTATTGGCCAGTTTGAATCTCACATTGATCAAACAGCCGCATCAGCTAACGTCGGTTATGTCGTGCAGATGAATAACGCAGCCGACTTTAACGCTGGAATTACGATTGCTTCTAGCACAAACGTCACGGTAGCAGCTACTGGTGTCTATTCTATTAATGCTAGCATTCAGTTTGCAAACTCTGACAGCACCAACCACACATCGACGTTCTGGTTCACTAAAAACGGAACAAACATTCCGAACTCTGCATCCATTATTTCTGTGCCTAAGGTAGCGGATGGCGGTAAAACACTGGCTCAAGTGACTATTTTTGAGTCAATGACTGTTAGCAGTTATGTACAGTTGGTTTGGTCTGCAAACAATATCGCTGTTAGTTTGGATTACTCGTCTGCAACCGTAACTGCTCCGGAAGTTCCCTCTGTTATCTTCAACATGCAGAGAATTAAGTGATGAAGATTCGCGGTAACTGGGAAGACTGGGAAGACTTTGAGAACTTTGCCAAGGGCGGCGGTGCATTTAAGACTGGAGCTTGGCAACGCAAGGCTGGAAAAAATCCAGAAGGCGGCTTGAACGAAGCTGGTCGTCGTAGTGCGAAGCGTGAAGGGATGAACTTGAAGCCGCCAGTGAGCGCGAGCCAAGCAAAGAAATCTCCAAAAGCAGCGGCACGACGCAGATCGTTCTGTGCGAGGATGTCCGGAATGCCGGGTCCAATGAAAGATGACAAGGGCAGGCCGACGCGCAAAGCGTTGTCTCTCCGTAAATGGGATTGTTAAGAGGAAACCATCATGGGCGTTAAGTACGTTAAAGATTTTGCTTTCCCGTCTGACCGTGGTTTCCACGGATCAAACAAAATGCCGCGAGCCGCGATGGCTTCTGAGCGCGGAATGCCGCGAGTCGTTCGCCGCCCGATGCCTTTGACGCCGGTTCCGGAAGAGCCGATGTATGGCAAAGGCGGAAAAGTTACAAAAGTTCCTGCTAAAGCCAAAGAGTCTTATAAAGATGTTCCTGCTCGCGCTAAACCAAATGCACCTGCGCGTGGCGCTCCGAAGATGGAATCCAAGCCTAAAGTTGGCAAGGGACAGGGTTACGCCGAGGGCGGATACGTTCCGGGTTACGAAATGGATCGTCTTCCGGCCAAGAAGCCGCCGGGTCGCGGAATGGACTTGGCTCCGTCAAAGCGATTCAAGGGCGAGTACGAAGGCTACGCCAAGGGCGGTAACGTAAAGGGCAAGAAGATCGCTAAAGTCATGCGCGAGTACAAAGAGGGCAAGCTGCACTCAGGTTCCAAGAAGGGTCCTGTGGTGAAGAACCCGAAGCAAGCGATGGCGATTGCGCTGTCGGAAGCTCGTGCTGCGAAGAAGGCCGCGGGTGGCGCTGTTGACAGAGATTACGACGATGTTATGAAAAAGTTCGTGCCTTACGAGTCCAAGGGTCCGAAGACTCGCTATACCGCTGCTAAGGGTCGTCGTATGGCGAAAGAGCGTGCCATGGAACGTCGTGCTTTGGATAAGGCGCGTCACGCTGAGAAGTATGCTCCGGGCCTGAGTTTGGATATGGAAGACGAGAGCATGGTCCGTGAGGGCAAGATGCTCAAGTACGCCAAAGGCGGAAAGGCCAAGCATTCTGATGTGAAGATGGACAAGGCCGTGGTGAAGAAGGCTGTCCACAAACATGAGAAGGCGATGCATCCGGGCAAAAAGCTAACTAAGCTTAAGCATGGTGGTGTCCCCGCTCATGGACGTAAGCCAATGTACGGCGGCGGTAAGTGCTAAAATAACTTCCGTGTAGTCAGAGGGGTCTGCTCAGTGCAGTGGACCATGGCGCAAGAGGGACCCTGATGGCGACTTCCGGTACAGTTTCGACAACTCAATTCACGACTAGGCAGGTCATTGACCATGCCTTTAGGCGTTGTCGCTTGGGTGCGCAGCAGATCACCTCTGAGATGATCGACGTTGCGAATGACCAGCTTTATCTGATTCTGTCTAATCTGGCTAACCGTGGCGTTCAGCTCTGGTGTATTGAGCGGTTGATTATGCCGCTGTATGAGGGTAACGGTGCTGTTGTTCTGCCGTTGGGAACGGTGGATGTTCTTAATACGAACTTGCGCACGCTCCAAGAGGCGACGGGTACAACGGCTACGACATCAACGACGTATCAGAATTACAGCGTAGATGGCCTGACGGTTACGACGGTAGGCATCAAATGGTCTGCCGTATCGGAGCCGTTTGTTATTGAGCAGTCTAATGACGGCATTCTTTGGACGGCGGTAGAAACTCAAGAGCCCACTAGCGCTCCTACTCAAGTAGCGGGTGAGTGGCTTTGGGTTGATACCGAAGTTCCAGTGACCACAGATTATTTCCGTGTTCGCGTAACAAGCGGAACCCTATCGGCCTCGGAGATTTACTTTGGGAACACGCCCAACGAGATCCCTATTGCACGATTGAATCGTGATGACTATACGGCGCTGCCCAACAAGTCTTTCCTTGGCCGTCCTTTGCAGTTTTGGTTTGATCGTCAGCGTGATCAACCAGTGATGCGTCTCTGGCCGGTGCCGAATGCGCAGGCAGAAACCCAGCAGATCGTGTTGTGGCGTCACCGCTACATTCAGGACGTTGGAACCATGACTCAGGAGCTGGATGTTCCGCAGCGTTGGTTCGATGCGATTGTCGCTATGCTGGCTTCTAAGCTTGCGGAGGAGACTCCGGAAGTGGATGCCAACTTGATGCCGATCTTGGAAGCCAAGGCTGAGAAGGCGCTGGCTCAGGCGGAGAACGAGGAACGAGATAACTCGCCAATTTATTGGACTCCGAACCTTAGCATGTATACGAGGTAATCATGGGTTTGTACCTAGATACTCGTGGATTAACTTACGCAGCGATTGGCATTTGTGATCGTTGTTCTCGCAAGTTTCCTTTGGCAGAGCTGATGCCTGATCGAAACTCTCCGGGTCTTCGGGTCTGCAAAGTAGATTGGGATGAGCTTGATCCGTATCGCTTGCCTGCGCGTCAAACAGAACGAATTACGCTTCCGTTTGTAAGACCAGACGTTCCGCTCACTTCGCAGCCGTATGGCGTGATTAGTGAGGACGGCAATACGTTCTTGGTTAATGAATCGGATGATAATTATCTTGAGCCGGAGCAACCGCTGTAATGGCTAACGTCCCAAGTAATTTGATCCCATCGCGGATCAGCCAGTTACCGGAAGCGCCAAACGCAGATCCGGCTGGATACTTTCCGATTACGATTTCTGGCACGACCTATAAGGTTCAGTTCAGCCAGATGATGTCGAACATCGAAGTTCCGGCTTCTCGTGTGATTAATGCGGGGACGGGGCTGACGGGTGGCGGTTCGCTTTCAGCGGACATTACGATTGCCGTAGCCAATGATGGCATCGGTGATCAACAGCTTGATGTAACGGGTGTTAGCGCCGGGACGTATGGTAGTGGGGCAAATGTCCCTGTTATCACGGTCAACACGAAAGGTCGTGTTACTTCTGTTAGCACGACTCCGCTGGTCATTAGCGGCTACGTTCCGGATTCGCGCCAGATCGTTGCGGGCACAGGTTTATCCGGAGGGGGAAACCTTAGTGCCAATCGCACTCTGGCCATCGACTTCTCCAGCGCCAACCCTCAGCCCCTAGGCTCGGTCACAGCGGGTACGGGTGTTAATGCAGCGCGTGATGATCACGTTCACCCGGCGGTGGATCTGTCGGATGCAAATGAAACTACTGGCGTTCTGCCGATGGGTCGCGGTGGTACTGGCTCAGCGATGTCGCCGGTTGCGGGTGCGGTCGTTGTCAGTAACGGAACTAACTTTGATCTGACAACCGTGGGTTCGCCGGGGCAAGTTCTGGCATCTACCGGGGCTGGTATCCCAACTTGGCAGACGCTGACTGGTGCGGGTACGGTCACCAGCATTGACGTAAGCAGTACTGTTTCGGGCGTGGTGTTCACAGGCGGTCCAGTTACGGCTGCGGGTGTCATCACGATGTCCGGAACGCTTGCCATCAGCAATGGCGGCACAGGCGCGAGCACGGCATCGGGTGCTAGAACTAATTTGGGATTGGGTTCGATTTCAACCCAGAACGCCAATGATGTGTCGATTTCCGGCGGTAGCATATATGTTACTACTGTCGGAGCGGCAAGCGGCGCGGTTACCAACTTAACTGGTACCAATTTAGGCTTTACGAATGTAGATACATCAGATCTGTCGGCTACGGTTGGCACGATCCCAACGCTAACAGGTGATAGCTGGACGGTTACCAATTTCACCGCAACCAGCGCGACGATCAGCAACTTTACGTTTACGTCTTCGACCGTTACACATTTAACGGCAACGAATCTGACGGCGACGAGCGCAACGGTTACGACGCTGACCAGCCCGAGTGCGGGAATTACAACGCTCTCTGGAACATCGCTCGGTTACAGCAGCGGTAATGTCACAACGCTGACGAGTGGATCGTTGACGGCGACGAATCTGACTGCAACTAGCGGAACGGTTACGACCTTAGCGGCAACTTCAGCGGTTGTAACTAATCTTGCAGTTACTAGCCTGACCGTTAGCAGTTTGTCTTTGGCTAACGCCTCGTTCACTAGCGCAACCATTACGACGCTAACGAGTACGAGCGCAGGCATCGCCACAATATCGGGTACGTCACTGACGTATGGCAGTGGTGATATTACGACGCTTACTAGCGGGTCTTTGACGGCAACGAATCTGACCAGCACGAGTGGCACGATCAGCACGCTGTTTTCAACTTCGGCTTCGGTCACTAATCTAGCCGTTACGAGTTTGACGGTTAGCAGTTTGTCGTTGGCAAATGCCTCGTTCACCAGCGCCACGATTACAACGCTAACTTCGACTTCGGCAGATATTACTACTCTGTCGAGCGGGTCTTTAACGGCTACGAATTTAACGAGCACCAGCGGAACTATCAGTACGCTGACCTCAACTTCAGCCGCGATTACCACGGTATCGGGTACGGCGCTGGGATACAGCAGCGGAAACATCACGGTTCTGACCAGTGGTTCTGCTACGCTGACCAACCTGACGGCTACGAGTGGTACAGTTACAACGCTAACTTCTGGTTCAGCCAGCATTACAAACTTGGCTGTTACAAGCCTGACTGTTAGCAGTCTGTCGCTCTCTAATGCGACCTTTACTAGCGCAACGATCACAACGCTGACTAGCGTCTCAGCAGGTATTACGAACCTGTCCTTGGGCAGTCTTGTGATCAGCTCTAATACGCTGGTAGCGAACCTCAACGCCGATTTGCTTGATGGGCAGACCGGAAGTTATTATTTGGATCTGGCGAATGCCACGGGAACCCTTAGCGGGGGAGCTTACTAATGCCTACTATCCTGACGAAAAAGAGTGACACTCCGGGTGCGGTTCCGAGTACTGCTAACCTGACCAACTTGGCTGGCGGTGCAGAATTGGCGGTTAACACTGCCGATAAGCGCTTGTTCTCCATGAACAGCAGCAGCGCCATCATCGAAGTAGGTACGAACCCCTCTAGCCTGACTTGCGCGGATGCATCGTTTACGGTTGCTCGGGTGGGCAGTCTCACGATTACGAGCTTGACGCTGACCAACGCAACAGTGACTTCAGCTACGGTCACGACGTTGACGGGTACAAGTGCCAACATCACGACTCTTTCAGGTACAAACCTGAGCTACGGTTCTGCCACGATCACCACCGGCAACCTTGCTTTCACCGGCACCGCCCAGCGCATCACGGGCGACATGAGCAATGCGACTAATAGCAATCGCTTGGCGTTTCAAACCAGCACGGCAAATAGCAGTACCTCGCTTTTTGTTATCCCA